CATTAAATTGCATGTTCCAATAAAATAATGATTGTCCTAGGGGCTTTAATAAGTAGTCGTCAATATTTTTAATTACTGTTTTAATACTTAATGCTGCAGCACCCATAAGCATTGACATGCCTGATGCTGTTCTAGTTGTAGATTGTACACCTGTTGCACCATGTGAGTACGAAGGTATGCCAGTTGCTTCATCAGCTAACTGTCTAAATTTATCAAACATTTGTAAATTTTCAAATGCAGTATTAGGAAACTTTAATCCATGTACTGCTTGACCTGTTTGACCACTTTGTCTTCTAAATATTTTACCAGGAAATACTTTCATATCTTGTCCTGGTACTAGCATTGTTTCATCAACATCAAATACTAAGTTACCTGCAAGTGCTAAGTTATCAATAGCCATTCTTGCATGACCATTCATAACTTGCTGTGAGTCTTCCATATTTTCTGGAATACCAATACCAAAAAATTGATATGGATTTAATTCATATGGACATACTAAATAAGGTAACCTTGTAGGTGTAAATGGATTTTGTACCATTCTTAAAACCTTATTACCACATATCCATGCATTAATATGTATTACATCTGAGTTACCTTCATACATTAAACCACATTCATCTGCAGTTTCTCTATCTATGATACCCCAATATTCTAATACTTCAAATCTGTTTTTATAAATTGTTTGTATATTTTCTCTATCATATAAAGAAGATTCAAATCCTCTTGTTTGATAATTAGGACCCATCTCTAAACATTCTTTAATAGCTTCAGCATCAAACATAGGTTTTTCTGCTAAGTCTTCAAACTGTGCCTTATTATAAGAATGTCTTTGTATCACATAATCACAATCATCCATATTAGTTGCATTAGGATCTGGATAAAAATCCCAACAACTTACTGCTTCTATAGATGGTACAGCTTTTATTTTAGTTGCTTGTACTCTAGTTAAATTACCTTCATCATCTTCTGATGTAGAAAATTGATTATATTCTTTTGTATCTGTAAAAGGTCCTTTTAAAATTCCTGTTCCAAGTAATGCCATTTCAAAAAATACATGACGCATAATTGTTATAGCTTTACTTTCTTCTAACTGATCATGTATCAGTTTCTGCATTTGTTCTGCAGCTAATCTTGCTGGTTCTATTTGTGGTTCACCTGTATATGATGGCCCTTGTTCAAAACCTAAATTTTCATATTCTTGATTTAAATTTTTCATTAAATCATTTACTGTAGCACCAGGAGGTATTGCTCCTCCATCGCCAGGAAATCCATAAGGACTTCCCATTTCTTCTTGAGGTTGCTGTTGATCTTTAGGTTTTAGGTGTGCTCTTTCAGCTATATCTTCTGGTACAGATGTAGGCATTACTCCCAAAGGAAATTTACCCTGTGAGAATAAAACTTCTATTATCTGACCAAATGAAGCAAGTACTTTAGTTTTAGTTATCTTAACAAAAACTCTTGACTTCTCGTTTTCACGAAAAGCAGTTTCTGGTCCATACAATCCTCTGTAATTTCTATAAGCCTTTAACCATCTTTTTTCATCATAAATTTTAGATGTTTCAGCTTGTTGAAACTTACCTCTGATTAAACCAACTAAAGCATTACCTTCGGCTTCATAGCCTCCACTATCTTTTTTATCTTCTTCCATAGATATTACTTAATTTTTATTTATTTTCTTTTTCTTTTGCTTTTTCAATTGCAGCTTTTACTTTTTCAACATCTACAATATTTTTAGGATCTGATTTGTATTTTTTTCCTAGTTCACTACCTCGCATACCTTTATCTCCAGTAAAAGAAGTTTCTGTTTTTTTTCTACCAAATCTATTTATTTTTCCTAATACTGGAGATGGTGGTCCAGTCTGTGTTAAAAGATTTTTTTCAAATCTAGTTAATTTTTTAGAATCAGAATGTTTATTAGCATATTCTTTTGTAATGTTTGCATCCTGTATAGTCATTAGTAATCTCTTTGTTCAGCCATTCTAAAAATTGCTGGATCTACTTTTGATTTTGATTTACCTTTTGCATCATTACCATCTCCAGAAGTAGCTCCTTGAGTTACTTTTGAATTAGGATCAATAGCCATTGGCTCTTTAGGTGCTTTAGGTGTATCAGGTGCAAGTTCTCCGTGCATATATCTTTTCATCATTTGGGTTTTCTCCTCTTTTTATTTTTTTTCTTTTTACTCTTTTTTTTCTTAGTACCTGCATATACTACAGGTATAAAATTACTACTGGGTCCAAGACTCATTAATAATCTTTTTCATCAGCCATGCTAAACAAAGAATCCTGCACATGTTCAGAACCAGATTTAGTAGATACAGTTACATCATACTCAAATGGTTCTTGCTTTCTATGTGTGTGTTTAGAAAAATCAATATTAGTATGTTCCCTGTTAGGCTGTTTGCCTTCAGGTGCATCACTTAATTGACCTTGTTTAACTTTAGCTTTTGGATCAAATTTTGCTTCCATTGCTCTCTCCTATATTTTGATTTTTTTAATCTTTAATATATTTTTAGTTGGTATGGTTGTATGACCACCACCTTGTTTTACATCATTGTTTGATTCAAAATTAAAATCAGACATTAAAATTGTAACATCTGAATTTTGTTTCATTAACCAGCCAACAGTACAGCAAACAGCTGTAGTTGATTTTTTTATATCAGGTATATCAATCCAAATTGAATCAGCAACAATATCTTCCCACCATGTGATTACTAAATCATATGGAAAAATTTTTCTATCTATCCCTGGTAGTTTTCTTTTCTTAGCCAATTTAATATCCAAATTTACTATCTGCTGCATGAAAATCATTTTGAGTGCTAAAGGTTCTAAATCTTTCTGCAAACTTAGGATGTGTTGGTCTACTCATACATCCATATCGTAATGCATCGTAAGCATGATCTTCTGCGTATGTGTCTACGTCTTCAGGGTTTTTCTTATCTGTTGGTAATACTCCTAGAGTTTTAATTAAATTTCTACAATTTTTAAATACTCTAATACCTGGTTCTTTGTCTACAACTCGTAAACGTTTATGAACTTCAAGTTTACCATTAATTCTACTTTTAGGAGATCTATCTGATGGTCTCCATCTACAACCTTGCTGTATCATTGTCTCTGCAATACTAGGACCTACATCACCTCTTCTTGCCCATGTACTAGAATCTAATACACCATAGTGAATATATTCACCATGTTCCATTGTTAAGACTTGTCTTGCGAAATTATCTGCTGTGACTTTTTTGGTATATAGTTCTCTATAAATCCAAAGATTATTATTGTAATCAACAGCAAACCATAAAACACAAGCAGGAGAAGAATAACCCCAGTCAGCAGCACGAAACTTATACCATCCCCTAGGTATTTCAAAAGGTTCGACCACGTGAGTTGTTCTATTAAATTCTGGAAATGCTGAGTCTTCATATGCATCCCAATCTCCATCTAAAAATTGTTTACGTTGTACTTCAGGTAAAGATGCAAGCATGATGTAATAATCATCAGTCTGCATTAAGTACGGATTGTCTTGTAATTTTGCAGGTATAAATCTTCTAGTAATATATTTCTTTCCGTTGGGTGTATCTATCCCTACATCAAAGGCTGTATTTGGTTCACTAGGTTCTACGAACATTTCTCGTACCCATTGTGATCCTACATTGCCTGGATTACCTGTAGCTCTCATATAGACAGGTATATCTTTATCAACGGATCTTAAAGAAGATCTTAAAAAATTATATATATCTGGCGAAGGATATTGTGGAAGTTCGTCTATTCCGATCCATGTGTAAGATTGACCTTGGTATCGCAAAGCGTCTGTCATGTTCTCTGCGTATCCGAACTCGATCTTTGCTCCCGAAGGAAATCGCCATTCTTTTTCTTGTTCTCTCCATTTTGCACCAGGATATGCTTTTGAGTATAATAACTGAGACTTTTGAATTAAGTCTCTTAACTCAGGCATTGTCCTCCTTACTAAGAGTGCCCTGTGCTGAGCCTTAGAGCAGTAACGAAGCGGGTCTACTAGCATCGCATAGGATTTACCCCCACCTCTAGCTCCACCATAAAATACTTCTCTCTCAGAAGCTGCAAGAAATTCTGTCTGTGGACCTGAATTAGGTTTAAAGATTACTTCTTGCTGGTTTATGTGCTCTTGTACCGTTTGAGGAGCACCCTCTATTGTATCCTCTGTAAGTAGTTGTGTCTCTTTACCAGTTAACGCCTTGTCTATAGTTAACAATTTGTTTTTAGTATTTTCTGCTGATATCTTAGCAGAACGTAAAGTTTGTTCTGCCTTTGCAACTTTCTTACGAGTGCGAGCTAATATCTGTTTAACTGACTTCTTGGCTTTCTGTTGTACTATTCTCTTCGGTTTCGGTGGTGTTATTTCTTGCAAGTCTTTTTTTAAGTCCGACATGTGATATGTATCTTCCTGTTTTTCTATGTAGCCATTGTGCAGTTTCTCTTAGTGAACAAGTCTTTGAATATTCTCTTGCTTGTCTAAGAGCATCTAATTCTTCTGTGATTGGTTCTAAATAATCTGGATCTTCAGATTGTTTAAATCCAAAAGGTATTGTTCTTGCCCTTTTTTTAATTTTTGTTGATTCCACTATGAAAAATCTGTTGAGATAGTTCTCCTTGATTTTTGTTCTTTTAAAAATTTTCTAAAATTACTATCTTCTGTTTTAATTTTTTGACCTTGTTCAGTTTTTTTATAATTTTTTTTAATATTTTTTTCCATTTGATTTAATACTTTTTTAGTATTTCTCATCATAGTAGGATTAATATTAACTGATGGGTTTTGAATATTTAATTGATTTACTTTTTGTAGCTTATCAACTGTTAATAAATCTTTTTTTACATTTATAGGTGCACCTCTTGCACCTTTTAACTGTCTATCTTTAAGTGGAAATTGTTTTAAACTTTTATCTATTAAAGGTTTAGCCTCTTTTTTTAAAGATCTAATATATTTTAATGCTGATTTACTAGCACCCCCACTAAGACCTACAGAATCTAGAGCCGCACTTAGTGGGTCTATCTTAATTATTTTAATTTTAGTCATTTTTTAATTTTTGTTGATTTCATTATGTTACTAAATTATACCAACCTGTAATTATATATTTATCTTGTGTAGGAGATGGCACACCTCTATGAGTATGTGTCCAATCTGATGACCAGATAACTGTATTACCTTCTACAGCATCAGTCGTCATTTCTTGATGATAAAATTCTGTTCCACCTTTATCTGTTACTGTATTAAGATATGTCATAAATACTAAGTGTCTAGTTGATATAGGTTTAAAATCAGCTGACCTTTCAAAATGATATCTATGGTATCCACCTTTAGGTTTATAATGTTGTAAAGATATATCTTCAATTAATTTAACTTCAGATCCATCTGGTATACAATATGGATACTTAACTTTAAACTTAATCATACAAGCTGTTAATGCTTTTACATAATCATTAATAGCTTTAGACGCAGCCGCATTTTGTGGTAATATGTTTATATCACCTATTCTAAGTATTAACTTATTAGAAAATGTTAGATCGGTTGAATCTTTTATAGATTTAATTACTTGATTAGCACCTACTTGACCTTGTAATTTTCTATAGTAAGGTGTATTTGTACCCATAGGTACAGATTTAAAAAATTCTATTAACCTTTTACAAAGATCTTTATCTATACTATACTCTTCAATAAAGTTATATTTCAATCAGTGTCCTTTTTAGGCCCATCTTTTGCTGGTAATATAAATATTCCATGTACTGCTTTCATATTTATATCTAATTGATCTTTTTTAGTTATACCTACTCTGTCTAATATTGAGTTGGCAGCTGCTAGACGAATACTTGCCTGTGGTGAAGTGCCGTCTTCGTCTAGTAAGGTGATTAACCTATTAACTGCCTTAGCAGAGTGTGTGGATAGGTGTGTCTCTGCTAATTCTGTAATTTCTTTTTTAAGATTACGAATGACTTTAGGGTAACTATGTTCAGAATAACCAGCAATTCTAGCTGCTTCTCTCGGGTTCCCTTGTGCTTCTGTGAACAAGACATCTAGAAACTTCTCTTGCATATCTGTTAAGTTTCTTTTTTGAGTCTTTGTTATAGAAGAATCCATTGTTTGCATTTATAATCTCCATTAATTCTTTAAAAGGTATATCTTTAGCTGATAAATATGTCTTGTGCATCTACTTTTGCCTCCATTTCTTTAGGAGGAGTAATTTTTCTTAGGGGTAATTCTGGCATTACAGGTTTTGCATCTAGATTTACATCAGGATTTGGCATAATATCTGCCTCTCCTGTTCCAGATTGCATACTATCCTGCATTTTATCTAGGAAATTTTCAGCATCCATAGGTTCTTTAGATTTTATATCACCAACTGGTGCAAATGCTGGTCTATTAGTATCATTTGCTATTGGCATATTAAAACCTTGTTTAGCCATCTCATAAAAATTAGTAGATTCTATACGTTTTGGCATAGACTTTTCTTTGACAGGAAATACTCCTGCCCCTGTTCTTAGATAAGATGGTATGTTTGCTTCAAATTTCATAATTTAAATTTATTATTCGTGATGACCCTTTTTGTTCTACTGAATGTGCGTGTATGTGTGTCCTTTGAATAATATATAAGATATATTATAAGGCCATATATCAATTTTGTCAAGTTAATTTTTATATTTTTTTAGCCTGCGTCAATTTGGTACTAGACAAAATTGAATGTAGGGTGTATAATGTTTATAGAAACCCCCAGGGGAGCCTTTACACTTATCCTAGGCATAAATGTACAAATGGTATATAGGGTATATAGGGTATTCCTAGGAATATTGTTGGAATATTTTACCCTAAAGTATGGCCCCCAGTGTAGTTAACATGGATTTTGGGGATTTTCTGGCTTCCGTATATATAGTATATAGGACTACCCACCTGGCACACGCATGGGGTATGACTAAGAATTTTTTTTAGAGAATTATGGGGCAACTTGTTGCCACCTTATTAGCCAGAATTGGCACGAGGGATTTTTCTGGGGTATCCCAGAAAAATTCCGAGCAAATTTTCTTGGTTGAATTTAGTTTACACCTAAGAACGCCACAAGTAATACGAATTTTTGTATCTCTTGGGCGTTCCCTGTAAACTATATAAAGGTTTTAATGAATAATATAATTAAGTAAATCCATGAGCCAAAACAAATAATACCAAGAATTATCAAAGCAATATTTATTCCGACTATGTTCGGGTCAGCATTTTTGAGGGCTTTGAAAAACTTACAAAGCCCACAAAAACAATTTTTATCAAATTTATATTTGGCTAACATATTTCCAGAAATCACCTGTTGAGGTGTCAAAGGTTGTTTTGTTAATCTGAGGTTTGAACTCAACTTTAGCTTTAGTTTTCGTTTTGAAGTATTCTTCAAAATTCTCAGTTTGCAAAGCATCAACAATATATAGATGTAAATCTAACAAAGCTCTTTGAGTTATTGGGTTTTTATTTTTAGCAAATAAATCTATAATTTTTTCTGCTGTGATTGTCATTTCTTCAACTTCATTTTTGAGCCTTTGGTCAGCGTTTCCTCCTTTCCCTTGTTCCTCCTTAGCAACAACAGTTAAATTATGCGTTGTTCCAAAAATGCCCTTTTCCAAATCATTCATTTTTTTAACTTGTTTAAATGTTTCTGATTCTACAGCATTTTTAACATTTTCTGAAGCAATCTTTTTTGGTAAAAAATACTGC